GTCTGTCCTTTGAATAGGGATGTCAAAAGCAAAAGATTGTATATGAGCATCCCCGCTTATGGGCGCACCACCGACTTCTAAATTCTGTAAGGTTAATTCTACGTGGTCTGGTCCACACAAAGGAGGATCAAATCTATTTATGTTACTATAGTAATCAAAACCACTTACTTTAGTTGATTCTAGGTTGGTTATACCAACGTTAGTGTTGTTACCTGACTGTAAATTTATAGCAGGGTTTAGTACATCATCGAAGGGGCCATTTACCACGGTCAAATTAGAGCATTTGTAAGAAGTGGAGACTACAGGCAAAGACCCTACTGAAAATCCAAGAGAGTAGCTCGTTAAAAATGCATTACCTACACAAAAAGCTTCAGATGCTGTTGTTAAATTAGCCACAGTAGAAGCATTATTAACAATCAGGTCAGAACCTTGATCCTCATGATTAACAATGTAAAAATTCTGATCATCATTAGTGTAGCCTTCAAAAAAACCAGTCCCGACATAAGACGGGTTTGATTCGGATAACCCTAACAAACTCTCATTGAGCATAGCAGGTGTGTAGTAGTAATCGATACTTAAATCGACATCTGGCATCCTAGTAATGTCATTGACAGCTAAATTCTGAGATCCAATCTGCTTTGACTTCTGCCTATCTTGGGAGAACCCCACAGACACACTTTGAACGGCACTCATAAAAGCCCCACTCATAGTTGCTCCATCCCTGTCTGATGTAGTAAAAGCTGGTCTTTGCCCAGCAATCACAAGAGAGTTATTACTTTTTAATATATCTCTGGCCATATTAAGTGTCTGTTGGGATTATGCCTAGAACGTCTTCTACTAGGCTTACTTGTAAATCGTTTGAGTTAAAATAGTTCCAAGTGTGGGTCCAAGAAGGGGAGTAGAAAACCTTTGGCCTATTATAAATAGATGGTATTTGATGTCTAAAGTTTCTATAACCACCTTTCGTTTCTAGGAAGTGGACCATAGCCTTCAGTTGTTTGTTCGATATGTTTTTAAAGGAGTAGTCTACTGGGAAGGTTGCATTGTTGTCATTAGACTTCACTCTCTGCCTGAAGGAGTTTTTGAATTCCAGCCGCTCGTTCTTAAAATTAACAGAGTTGTTAAACCCAATATCAGGCTCAAAGAAAAACTCTTGACTCCACTTACTAGAAGAACCTGTGGGTCCATCCGCACTAACAGATGATGAAGTGTGGTCTTCGGTGCAATAATAGAAGTTATTTAATTTGTTTGTATTGACGCCACTGTAGATTATATCGAACTTGTCATAAGAGGTTGATGTTGCCCAGTTCACTAGTGTGTAATTAATAAAATTCATCCCCGACCAATTCAAAAGGTTTGGGGATTGGTCTACAACTATAGAAGCATCCAGTTCGTAATGCTGATTATTGACATGGTTAATAGAGTAACTGTCACATATCCCACTGACTGTGTTGTAAGTTGTATCATTGAATGATATTGGGAACATCTGGTCACCATGCTTGTCCTCAAAAAAGACGGCGGCTTTTTGAGCATTGATTTCATTTGTCTCATACCTTAGGTTGAAAGTAGCCTCTAAGTTATTCAACGAGTTAGGGAGTGTGTTTGTGTAAGAGTCTTTGGTATCGTACTGGAATAGTTTAGAGTTAAACGAAACTGAAGAACCGTAACTAGGAGTACCGATTCCTGATAAAGCAGATTGCAAAGCTACCCCCGATATATTCTCATCTCTATTATAAAATAAATCACTCATGACCGACATAACTAAGGTTTAAACGTAAAGATCCATCAGCAGACATACTTAGGTTTTCTGAAACAAGGGAAGCATTTGGGATCGTGAGAGCTTGGATGTTAGCCCCGGTTCTTCCGTCTATGTCAAAGCTCACTGTCTTGTCCTCCCTAGAGTTCAAGAAATTAAATCCACTTTCTAAGAAAGCGTCATCTACTTCTATTTGAACACTAGCTGAGTATTGTATGGGTGGGATAAAATCTACACTAACTGCTGATTCCTGACCTATGGTATAGTTTCCTTTTCTTTTACAAGCCAATGAGTAATCAAAACCTATAACACGGTTTGTCGTTACATTGTCACATGTTATAGAGATGCTCCCCTGACTTGGTATGTCTATAGTAGGGTGAGCAACTACACCTGATGCGCTTTCTCCACTCCTAAGTTCATCAACAACAAAAAATTGAGCATTCACTTTTGGCACAGAACCAACAGCGCAATTCACTGAGTAATTAGAAAGGTAGCCACTCTCAAAGCCATACGCACTGCCATTGTAATGCATACTGCCAGACATATTAACATCCCCTGTGTAGCTCAGGATGGGATCATTATAAATCAAATATCTAGAGAATGAGACCTCTTGTTGAGTAGGTCCAGCAGTAGTGGTCATACCCTTACTAGTCCCAAGTGGGGTTACTAACCCTTTGGCACTTGAGTAGGACATATCGAAGTTTTCAATCCC